TACCATGCGATCTTCACCAAATCTAACGAGATATGAACGGATATTTTCCCATTCACGCGAAGATGCGTTAGTTCCGGGGGCGCCTTCAAACAGGTATCTGTTGTTCTGCATCACTCTAATCACTGATAAGAGATATTTGCGCACAACAAATGACCAATCTGCAGGAGCACCAGTAAACACACGTGTCTTCTTCTTCTCAATTTTGGCAAATTTAGTCGCTTCATCCTTTAAGTGTCCACAAAAGTTAGGCATGTAACGTGTTCCATTCTCATAATTCTCAATGACAATTTGAACACGGTCCATGATTTCTTCTGTGAACTCCACAGGTTCAGAAAGACCATCTAAAGCAGGAATAGGACGCAAAAATTGTTTCTTAGTCTTCTTCCATGGATTACCTGCACTAGTGCTTCTATTGATCTTATCAACAAAAGCAACTCCAGGTGCTCCATTCAGAGTGGTAATATCATCATAAATCATGATGTCATCCCAATCTGATTGCTTCATACCACTGACAATGTCAGAGTAGAAGGCCTCAACACACTCATTAAGAGTATTATTATCCAATTTAACTACTGGATGAGTCATATCTTTAAGTGCAATGTGCCAAGGCTCCCAACCCTTCATAACAGGTGGTCCGTGCTTAATACTAACACCACGTTGCAACATAGAACCTACAATATAGGTCTCTGTAACGTTTGAGCGATGATTAGCACGATGTCCTTCAAAAGATCCATAAACATTAGCGGAACCGTCTTCAAACCACCTAATAGGCGCTCTTTGGTTAAGTTCTGCTAATTTACGAGGAGCCGAAGGGGCACTGAGAAGAGGTTCTCCACTCTGAATATGTGGTTCATCGAAAGCCATTAAAGCTTTATCGATGTCTGCTCGTGTAACACCAGCAGAGAGAACAATGTCTCCACCACCTGCCATATGGAAACCTACAATAATAGGTCCCATTCCAGTCTTAACTATCATTAGAGAGCCACAATCACCTTTAGCGGTTGATTCATAAACTCTCCCTTGATAAGCTAATCCTTTGAATTCAGAGGTTAGTGCACCACGTTCAATGGCATAATTCTTCTGTGGAATTATAGCCTTAACTTCGCGTTCAAAAACAGAACCATCTTCACGACGCCCTAGGTAAATACCTGAGTAATTACCTTGAATGGGTGTCTGCGAAAATAATTCCATAATACTCTTCCGAGGTGGAATATTACGAATGCGAATAAAGGCTAAATCCTTAGTAGGATAACGAATAATATCGCTTTGACCAACTGTGATCTCAAGGTTAGATGACACACCCATATCAACTGGTTGGGAAATCATCTTAACATTGAATGTATCACAATCTTCTGGTAAACCGTGGTTATTACACATGTAAATGTGACTGCTTACAGCAGTAGCACGAATAACACGCGAAGCCACACGATCACCTACGTCACGGTTACACCTGAAATGAACCAAATTTTTAGACAATAATGTCTTAATTTGGTTTAATTCAAGTGCTTTCCATGATAAAGATTTTGGTGAAACATCAAAAGTTGTCAATTCGAAATCATCCTTCTTCCAAGGATTCGGTTTCTCATCCTGAGCTGTCGGCACTTTACCATGAGTAGAACTCTTGTATTGAGGAGCCTCAGTGTCGTGCTGAGAAATGACAACTTCAGGTTGCTTGTTAAAGTGATTATACACCATAGACGTAGCTTTGTAAATGACATAGTATTTAGCTATGCATTTAGTCAATTTTATCAGAGTGGAGTATCGGCCGATATTAGATTCGACACGATCTCCCATATCTCTAAACTGTGCGCGAATTACCTTTAGCTTTGCTTCTTCAGAAACTAAGTTTCTAGCTAAAGAATCACGTACAAAAGAGGTACGGAACACCATCTGACAAAATTTCATAAACCACTCACGATCAACAATCCAAAGTAAACACATTAGCAAGCCATAACGGAAATAATCTCCATAATTTGGCTTAACTAATAAATG